CGCCATCAAACTCACCTATGCAGTCCACCCGACCAGCGAGACCAAGATAGTGTGAGTACAGGAAGGTCTCTAGACAATGGATATTATTAATCCTGTCTAGTGTTGACCTTGCTGATTGAAACATTCTAACAGATAATGGATTATTTTCCAAGTATTTGTCTGTATTCAATTCACCTTTGAAATAATCTTCAGTAATAGAATGGAATGCTGTGCCTCTTTGTGTTGCTCTAGCAGTAATGCGATTCGCTTCCGTTTCACCAATTTTAGTTCTCCATTTCTGGAAGAACTTAGCGTTCTTAAACGATGTGATGGAAGTTACACTCGGATAATATTTATCCGCACCAGGAATAGGATAGAATCTAGTTCCGTTACGGTCAATAGCATCAACCTCAACATGATCTTTGAGGTTAGTGTCAATAAATTTAAACATTAAAAACCTAGATTATATTTGGTAAGAAGATAAGATTTTACCAGTCCAGATCTCACGATGTCATCAATACCAAACTCAACGCAAGTAAACTCACGCATCTGTTGAAGTATATTAATAAAGTTTGAGATACCAGACTTCTCATATTCTCTAGTGAGATCGGTTTGAGTGATGTCACCACAGAACATAATCTTAGAATCTTGACCAACTCTTGTTATTATACTATCAAGTTCATGATAATTCAAGTTACTGAATTCATCAACTATAACAATAGCATTATCGAGAGTAACACCACGAATGAAACTTGTAGACCAGAAACTTATTGTTTCTTGAGCACGAAGATTTTCATAGAGCATCTGAAAAGAGTTATCATCAGGCATACTGAACATAAATCTCACCATATTTTTATATGGTATCTGATATAGTGCAGACTTATCTTCATGGTCACCAGGTAGGAAACCAATCTCTCTAGTAGGTACTAGAGACCTGACAATGTATATCTTATCATAAGGTGTACTCTCATCAAGTACTTCTTTCAAAGCAAGGTACAATGTAATAAAAGTTTTACCTGTACCTGCTGCACCATGTAACAGAAGGTTCTGCCCTTCAGCATACCGTTCAAACACTAACTCCTGATTGGGAGTCAGTGGATTAACAGGAACCATATAAGATGAATCAATAGGTTTCTTTCGTTTCATCATTTTCTTTGACATGGGTTGGAGTGGTGCAGTACCATTACCATTACCATTAATTTTCTTCCGTGCTCTTGCCATAATTTAAGTAAAACGACTCAAGTTTGATCGAGGGTGTGCTGCTTGTACTTTGGACATGACTTCTTTGAAACCATCATCCACTTTAGGTTTGCCATACATATGACCACCTATACCTGCACTCCAGTCTTTATCCCAGTCGGGATTGTCTTTACGCCACTGATCATAATCTTTCATTGACATGGAGAGTTCTTTTTTCTCTCCAGTGTTCTTATTTAGAACAGGGTAGGTGGGCATTCAAGTTTCCTCCTTTTGTTGGTTTTCTTCTTGCTTAATACGCCATCTATATTGTTTGGCATATTTAAGTTCCTCTTCAGTATACCAGTCTGGGTGTTTTTTTGCAAGTTTTATAATTTTTTTCGCTGCTTTCTTATCCTTCAAAATTAAATAGGCATTTGTACTAATCAACTATTTAGATCACTCAATCCTCAAACATGGTTGTAGATCCTCCCAATTAGTATAGCGACAAGGACATTCATCCTCTTCCTCAGGACACCATCCAAGTGCCTCAGCAATGATTGGGAACTGACAGGTGAAATGATCTTTAACAATCAATGCAATGTCTCTGTGCTCCTTCTGAGTGCCATTAGAAGAACGCAATTCGATGTAATGAATCCAGTTACGAAGGTTACCAGTCATATACATCTTTGTTGGTACTGCAAGAGGTAATATATTTCTTGCACATTCTTTTGCAATACCTGAAGCAAGCATTTCTTTATAGAGATTCATTCCATCTGTAAAATGCTTTTGCATTTTCATCTCGTAGTCCTGTCTTACAAATGGATCTATATCATCAATACTATTCTGCCTATTCTTATCATCTTGACGACGTAGTTCTGGCATAGGAATACTATCTCCAAGTAAAGAGGAGTCAGCATATCTTTGTGAAAATTCTTGAAATGTAAACGACCTATGCCTCAACACTTGAGCAGCAATGGCACGAGTAGTATGAATCTCCAAAGTCATTGATGCTTGCTCAAACACAGACCAATGACCGTGCTTGATACAATACTTCAACAGTCCTGAAACCTTTGGGTTCTCTTGGTTATTAGGATTACTCACACGAGCAATGTATCCAATGGTCTTCTCTGCATCAGGAGTAACAGAGATTAAACATACTTTAGTCATGAATTCCTTAATAATATACGAAAAACTACATACAATCCCATTGCAGACCAGTATCCTAGGGTTGCTAATCCAAAGAGACCTGGTATACAAGCATTCCATACTAGCATAAGAGCTAAAGGTGATAGGAATAAGTTACCAATTGCATTGACAACTTCTTTACCCTTCTCTACATTCGCTTCTTGTTCTGCCTTCTTATCCAATTCTTCCTGTTTTATTTCTTCGTCTTCCTTTTTTTGTTCCTCTAAGGCACGTTTATCAAAGTAAATTGTCACTTTTTCCTGCCTTTCTTTGGAGGTTTTGGTTGATTTGGATCGTTCCATAATTTAGGATTACTTCTCCCTTCTGATTGTGTGAATTTTACAAAGTCTTTTTTATAAAGATCATAATAATAATCAAAAAGATCTGCTTCTTTTCCTGTAAGTGCGATGTCAAAGCATGATACATTATCTACCTTATACTCAACCAGATAGGCAGAATAAGGTAGAGATTTATCCTTTGCATCATCGACAGCACATTTCTCTTTTAAAACCTTTACTCCTTTCAACCTCTACCTCCCCACTCAATCTGAGGGAATGCTTCTGATACCACTGCTTTAGTGATACGCTTATACTTTTTGTTAAGTCCACCATCCTTGGCAAGTACTACAAGTTCTGCTTCATCAGCAGCAAGTCCCTCCAAGAGTTGAACAAACATAGATTCTCTCTTCAAACCTTTGATTCTAGGATCTCCACCTTTAAAGAATCTATAAAGACCACGATACTCTTGCTCAAGGCGAGAGTGATCTGTTCCTATAGGTGCATCGTTAGGAGTGTAAGGTACATCTCCTTCTGGCATCACCGATTCAATACTCTCATCAAAATTGATGATCAACATCTGTCTGAGAGCATTGCTATTATGTTTACGAAGAAGTTCTACTTTCTCCTTTTTTGTTTTTGCATTAGAGACCTTTCTCAAAATCTCACTGATTAGTAACCTAGGGTTACTGTTGTCCATATTACGTGGCATAATTTAATTCCTGTGATTAGTCTTCTTCTTCATCTGCATCCTCAAACTTCCAGTATGGATTTGTTGGTCTGATGTAGATAAGTTCATCATGTAACATGTTACCATCTTCATCAAACATTTCAGGATGTACAACCGATTTAGAATATGCTGCATTTTCTATGTAGTCTTCTACATATCCTTTTGCCAACCAAGAAACAGTTACCCCAAGGATAAATGCTCCTATAACAAATAACACAATCAGTGCAATGATGATTGGTTCCATAGGGTTCCTCCGCAGCTATTTTTATTTAGTGTTTATATCAAGTTGTTTTCTCTCAAATATAAAACAGTTTCGGTACAACCTCCAAGAGTTTTACCATCTAAAATAACTTGAGGGAATGTACTACCATTACCAAACTGTTCATAGAAACCTTGTCTATCGAAATGTGTATCTAAACGATACTCAGTAAACTTATATCCCTTACCAGCAATAACTGCTTTGACTTTTGAGCAATAGGGACAACCGTTACGAGTGTATACAGAAAAATTCATAAGAAATATGTTTTTAAAATTATAGCATAAAAAAGGAGGGTGTCAAGCACCCTCCTGTAAGTTCCGATTGTAGAGACCGCACGAACGATGTCTCGTCTCTATTTATAATCAGAATGTGAACTTAAGTCCAGCTTTTGCACCCCAGTTACGGATTGTGTCACCGTCAGCATCTTCGCCAGCAGTAGCACCAGAAATTTCTCCGTAAAGAGAAGTCTGTTCAGCAAGAGCAACAGAAGCACCAACCTTACCAGAAAGTTCTGTTTCTGTATCGTCACCTACTTCAGTATGGTTCAATGAAGGACCACCTTGTACGTAGTAAGCAATCTTACCTTCTGTTCCTGTTGTTCCTTCGTATCCAAGATGAATATCTGTAGTTGTTGCAGAGTACTCTCCATCAGGATATGTAAGGTTGCTTTCAACGTTCACATAAGGACCAGCAAAAGCGGCTCCAGCGAAGAGGAAAGGTGATGCTGCTACAGCAGCGATTGTTGATTTAAT